GCAGCTACATCCATTTTTGTTTCAATTGTTTTCATATCCCCATCACCGGATACGAATGCTGTTCTAAATGTAGCCAAGTTTTGAGTAAATTCACCCTTATCTGTTCCATCGTAGTTCTTAACCACTTTTATACTATTTGGTATATCCTGTAAGTTGTTTGAAGTATCTGATGTAGTTAGGTCATAGTCGTCTATCAATGGTTTTATCCATTTTAACAAGCTAATTTCATCTGCATTGTATTTGAATGCTATAAATGGTACTTTATCCCATGTTGCAGCTATTTCATTGTATAACTCATTTCCTTCTTCATCTATCTTAATGTTTCCATCTTCATCCTTTTGAGGTTCCTTGATAGTGAAATGTCCATTTATAGTTCGTGGTTTGTCTGGGTCTGGCTTTAATCCTCTATCTCCCATTTCATAATACCAAACGCCTTGAGTGGTATAATATTCTACTTTCTTTATTTCCTTTTGTACTCCGTCCGGTAGATATCTAATAATAGAATATACTCTCATAATTCCTTCTAACACTGTATGGTCTGCATCTGCCCAAAATGGTATGATCTCTTCTGACGGGATTCTTTTAAATTTCAATTCCCCATTTTCATTGTAATAAACTTGAAGCCAAGCAATCCCATTTATTATTGCATCCCTATCTACATTCTTTAACATCTTGAGGAACTTCCTATCAATATAAGTGCTTACTAAATCATTAAACTTTTCATCATCTGATTGTATTGCTAATTCTTTACTTAATAAATAATTTACTTTCTGATTTGTTAACTTCCTCATGAATGGATGTGCTAATTTAGCATTAGATAGATTGGTTACCTCTTGCTTAACCCCTTTCCTATCTATATAATATCTTTTACGGTCTTTGATATCATTATCATTTGTGTAATACTTTTGAGCAGTTAACATTAATTTTCTTTTATCGCTTGATATCCATTCATTTATATTAGCATATAGGAAATCTTCATGAGGTTTCTGTAATGATGCTAATTGAGTTACTCCGGCTCTTATGTCCATATTTACAGCTCTTTGGAAATCTTGAAATATCATGTTTTTACCTCTCCTTTCGTTTATTCTATTATAATATAATAGAATAACATATATTTATTATAATCAGTTAAAATCAGACTTTGTACAATCGCTTTTACAAGGTTTAAATTCATTCCTTGACCCTTTATATACCTTGAATTACCAGCTAAAGTTAGTTGAATTTAATTCTTCTGTTGCATATCTTAATGCGTCCATTAAATGGTTATATTCATCTATTGGATCTGTTGTTGGCTTTCCTGTATCCTTATCTGTTGCCCAAACATAGTTACTTAATTCTACTATAGTGTTTACGCAAGATGGATGAACATAAATCTTATAATCCTGAAGCTTCTGGATTCCTGCTTTAACTGAACCCTTTCCTTTCTTTGCTCCAAACATTCTATATAATCCAAGGTCTTTTAATTCATCTATTGTTCTTGGATCTTCGCTATCGGCACATATCCTTGCTCTTTCAAATCCTTTATATTTTAGTGATGCATAAATATCTTTGTTCTTCATATGGGTTCTGTACAATTCGTCATAAATGAACAACTTCTTTTCCTTCTCATCTGCTAATAATGCTATAAATGCTGTAGGGTCATTGGTATATCCAAAGTCAAGTCCATGTAATTGTCTATATCTTGGATTGTCTTCTCTATCTAATTGACGTTTCATATATTCAGCATCAAACTCTAATTCTTGCCAATTCTCAAATACAAGTCCTTCTGCAATACCCCAATTACCTTCCCCTTCTATACTATATCTTCGAGGATTCTCTTCTTTCATCTTTTCGAATATTCGGATATCATCTTGTCCGAGGAATTCATTACAGTCATAATTCTTTGTTTGTGCTAATATATCTCCATCTTTACTTAATCCATCTGTTCCTACTTTATCAAAGAATCTTGCTTTTAGCCATATCTTTTCACTCCAGGGGTTAAAGGTTAAGGTATGTTGTTTAAACAATGGTTCAGGCATTTCCCCTCTAATAGACATATCAACTTTGTTAAAATCCTCTTCGTTTGTACATTGGAATGCTTCTTCCCACCATACCCAACATAGTTCTCCATCTTCTACAGTAATAGATGTTATTGATTGAGGATCATCTAGACCCCGGAACATTATCTTTTGACCACTTGGAATATAAGTCAATTCAAGTGGTGACTTAGTTGCTTTCCATAAGTGAGATACCCCTAATCTATTTATAGCCCATTTAAGTTGAGCGAAGGTACTATCTCTATGAGTATTGTAATACCTTCTAATTACGAGTGTACAAGGTTTTAATCCATAAGTGTGCCAATACTTCATCATGTTATAAGGAAACCAGAAAGAGGCGGTTGTAGACTTCTTACTACCTCTGCCTCCTTTTAGGACTCTGTAACGCCCTTTGAAATTCCAAAACTTCTTATATCCTTTACCTATTAATTCAGGTAAGCTTTTTTTAGTTTTTAATTCACTCATGGTCATCATTCCTTGATATAGAAACGAGACGCATTGTTATAATTCCGATTAAGACTCCTACAAGTAAACATACTATGTATCTCATTACTTCTTCCTCACCCCTTTATTAGAATTGAAATAATATTGTCTTTGTTTATTTTTCTTTTGCTTGATTGTTAAGGCTTCTCTATATTTAGCATCTGTTGTTATTCGTCTTGCTGCTTCTAATAGATAATCACTCCTTGGTATTATTTTTCTTTGCATTAATCTAATTATTGTATAACAGGCGGATAGCTTTTTAAAGTGTCCATGATTTTCATATTTTCCATTAGTGTTTACTACTATATAATCTCTTTCATTCTGTAGTATTTTATATTCATTAATCACTTCTACAACCCGCATCTATTCGCCCCCACTTTTGTTTTAGTCCTCTAACTCATCTTCTCCACAGCGTTATTTGTTTGGGTTTATTTTGCGCTTCGCTTATCCTTTGTTTTGCTATCTCAAAGTGTCTTTTGAGATAAGCTAATTCACCTTGTCCCATTTCACATTCCGGGTCTGCACATGCCTTATCTATTTTACCTATATACATTACTTTGCCACATATAGGGCATATATCATCATTTTGATTTAATTTCATTAATCCTCAAGCTCCTCCTCTCCTGTAAATACAACAGTTCCATTCATGTTTATTGTTTCTTCGTTAAATCCTTGCATTTTGTTTAATTCTGCTACGGCGTCTGTTATCCCTTTATTGTTTACTTGGGATGCTCTTCTTGACTTCCTTTGTTTAAGTATTTGTTGTAGATATTGAGGTGCTTTCTCCGGATCTTCCTGCATAAGCTTTTGTAACAATTCTAACTCTTCCTCGAAAGCCTTGTTTATTCGTTCTAAATCCTTCTTGTTTACATCTATAACATATCTTAACGTTTCGATGGAATGGTTTCTTGTCCACATTGTCTTCTTTGTTTCTTCTTCTCTCATTTGTTGTAACAAATCATCGTACCTTTGTTTAATCTTTGCATTCTTAAACAATTTTGATGCTTCTGTATCTATACTATTTCTCTTCCAAGTCTTCTTAGAAGGGTAAGCTTTTAGGTAAGCTTCGTATTGAGAAGAACCTTTTAACAATTCTTGTATAAATACTTCTTGGGGTTTTGTTAATTTATTTACTCTTGCTGATGCCATTTCTCATCCTCCTTTCTATCTTAACTTATTTCTTCTTTTATTTGTTTTAATTCTTCTATTAAATTACTGGCTTGTTGTTTTGTTAAATTATCTAAGTCTTCTTCTGGTTCTATATCTATTTCTTTATATAGATCTAATATATAATTCTTTTGTTTTTCTGTTATCATTTCCCACGCAGCTCCTTTTCTATCTGATATTTTAGTAATCTTAATTGACTTATTGCTTTGGTTTCTTTATTAGGACTTACATACATTCCTTCTCGGTTTTTATTATCCCGCTCGGTTAAAATTTCTATTGCATAATCTAATGATTCTATATCAGATTGTTTTATATAGATTATTACTTCTCCTGGAATATGTTTGCTCATATTGGGTTATCCTCTTTACTCAATTCTATCTATTCCATATTCTACCGCACATTGATGTTCTATTTTACATCCTCTTGCGTTTTCCCACCCTGGAACAAAATAGGCTATATCTGCTTCTGCTAAGTATTCTAATGATTTAGCTAAATAATGCAATGGTTTCTTATCTGGTCCAAAATCATCAAAGAATGTTTCTAATACTTCAACTTCTTCTCCGACTATATCTTTTGCTATATTAATAGCTTCATTTCTTTCCCTTAATATTTCCTCATTTGTTTTACCATTCATGGGTTGGGATATAAATAACTTTTTCATTATTATTCCTCCTATACATATTATGTATCACCTGTTCTTTCATCTCACATAACGTCCATCCCAATTGACTTTTGTTTTATTAGGTAGGTGGTAGCTGGTTAACTATGATATCCAGCTACCTTTTTTTATACATTTATACATTGTATCCGCAAGCGAAGCAACAGACATATTTACCGTCTGTCACTGTTTTGTAGCCGCAGTTTGGACAATGCTTTTGTTGTTTGATAGGCTTTTCAATTGGTTTTAGCGGGCAATCTGGACGTCTTACACTTTCTGTGCAGTTTGGTTTTTTCATTCTTTTAAATACCTCCTATTATATTTCGCTTATGTACACAGTTTCCACAGTTTCCTCTGATATTTTTCTATTGATATGATTCCGCACTTTTTCAGCATCTTCCGATGTTTTGTATTTTCCTAACCACATTCCTCCAATCTATTGCTTGACCACACTTCTCACAATGAGTCATTTGGTAAACCCACTCGCATATTTCCTTAGAGTACCTTCCGACTCCACTTTCTTCACATAAAGGGCATTGATAGGTGTATCCTTCATCATACCAATAGCCATCATCCTCATCATAGAAATTTTCTATAGGTTTCTTTGGTACCTGCTTTCCCAGTGCTTCTATTGCCAAATCTACTGCTTTCTCCTGTTCATCCCAATCAACTTTAGAGTTCTGTTTTCTAAGATCTTTAATTTCTGCCTTAAATTCACTCCAATAAGATATAGCCTTTTCTATCTCTTGCTTATTCACCATAATTCCTCCTATACATTTATTGTTGATTCTTCTGGTGCCCTTTTACTTTATCCGGCATATAGGTTCTCCATATTTGGTTTTCAGTTTCTTGTATTTGTTCTACACACTTGGTTATATCTTTCCAGTAGTAACTTATAATTTTCCTGCAATTCCACATCCGTCATGTTATCTGTGCCCTTATATCCATTTGGCGTATTTGTTAGCTCTACTGCGTTTTCAACATTACTATCCAAGATATATTTAGTCATCTTGAAACATTCTTTTGCTATTTGCTTTCTTTCCATTTTACCTGACCTCCTAAGTTTTATGAGTTTTGGGAATACTTTATCCCTCACTATTATTATATAACATATTGATAGAAATGTCAACACTTATTATGTATTACCTATTCTTTCATCTAAATATCTTAAATCGCATCCTCTTTTTTCTATTAAAGATGTATTTATAATATTTTTTATATTTTCAGCTTCTTCCTCCGTGTTATACTTACCAAGCCATAGTTTTCGTCCATCTAATCTTATACCAAATACGGTGTTTTTATTATATTCCAGTATAGTAGCGCTAATTATGCGTTTAGATTGTCCGGCCTGGTCAATTATTATACCACTATCCATATTTATGTTATGATGATAATTGATATTGATACATTGCACAAGTGTATTCAGAAAAATGTT